ACGGCTATTTCGCCATTAGAACGATTTAGACCGTCATATATCCCCCCAAAGAGCCCCAACTTGCGTTTGTAGTTATATATGGAATCAAGATGTAATTCCTGTTTGATAACATTCATTACATCTTTAAAGGAAATGTTCTTGCTTTTGACAAGGTAGTTGATTAGGTCTAACGAGAGGTTTCGCTCATAGTCTTTCACGAATAAATTCTCATTGTCTTGTAATCTAATCACCACCGCAGTCGGATTCATTCCGTCCTCAAAAGCACACCTGATTTCTCGGTGACCTCTGCGTATTTTAGAAAAACCAAAGGTGTCGAGGATATGCTCTATGGACTCTGGTTGCTCTAATAAACGTTCTTTTACTTCTTTGAACACATCTCTGACACCTCCAATCATTTCGTATTGTTAATTAATTATCTTAATGAAGCTTTAAAGTTACTATATGTTCCAAACTTTTCTTTCCATCCAGCAACGATCTCCGTGGGATTCAGATTGAACTCCTTGCAAACATATGTGATATACTCATTCTCATATAGTTTCTTCCTACGTTTATTAAACTTCTTAACCTCGGCAAAAACTTCGTCTCTTGAAACACCATACTCCTTAAGGAGATATGTGCTCAAATCGCATTCTGAGTACTCAATAAACTGGCAGATGGGACACATACACTCAGGTACATCATAATTATAACCACTAGAACAAAAGTCATCAAACAATGTATCCTCATCCATAACTATTAGCTCCTCTTCAGAAAAATCTCTATAGCTATGAGTGGTGCCATCCCATTTTTCCTTGTTCCATTCATTTTCCATAATCATCTTAAGCATTTCTTGTTTAGTGGGTCTTTCAAGTGCCTCATCACAACAGAAAATATGTCCATTGACGCACTCCATCATTTCGCAGTCACTCAAAGACAAGTCATAACCGCTTTCATTACGTCCACAAATTTCGCAGATATAACTCGAACTACTACTATTAGTCACAAAATCTTTTCTAAACTTCATAATCGTCACCCATTAAAACCTGCACCATACTGAACATCAATATCTGCAAATCCGTTTTCCTCTTCAATATTATCAATTATTTCTGTGTTAAAATCCTCATAAGACACATCGTAATCTACCTCGCCATCTTCGTCCGCATAAAGATCGTCATAATCTCTTACGACAACAAATCTAGAATCCGAATGTTCCATAATATATTCCTTGCTTGGCGTAGCATTTATTCCTGCCCAATCATATTCAAGCCACTCAGACCATCTACTATGACGAATTTCATCCAGCACCTCTTCAGATGTGTAAATTTCAATTTGCTTACCATACTTGTCAAGTATGGTCTTTGCCTTTTCTTCATCTGCAATTCTTGCAAAGCAAACAATATAACTGCTAGAACTGCTATTTGTAACAAAATCTGTTCTAATTTTCATATTAAATTCTCCTTAATGATGTGATATTCTTTGAATTGTGCACGCCACATTAGGCATGATATCATGCTCCAAATCAGAGTTGCAACAATCATCATATTCAACTTCTACAAATACGGTTTTATCTTCCATATCTTTAAGAATATTATTAACAATATTATCGAGATGTTTTTTAACTTCTTCTGCCCCTTCTTTTGTCTTTACATAATCTACTGAAGCCGAATAAGAACATCTAGTGCGTCTACGATATGCTTCTTCTACATCCCACTTTACTGTCCATTTGAGCCCATCTCTTACTCTATTAATCGCTTCGTCTTTATCGAATTTTTCTGCCTCGTCAATATCTCTTATTACTATGCCAACTTTATCGATCGCCCAATTTGGAAACCCAGATACTAGTTCGCTATATATTGTATCTTTGCCCTTAAATCCAAGAATAAAGCTTGAGCTACTACTATTAGTTACATAATCTGTTCTAATCTTCATACAACAAGTCCCTCCAATCTACTTCGTCATCATTTTTATCTGGCAAATCAAAGCTCCAATCGCTCCAATCAACCTTATTCATATCGACATCAATTTTTTCTAAAAACTCGTACATATCAAAATTGTCCATAGTAGTAGAACCTGTAATATAACCATCGCTTTCTCTGATACCCCAAGATTCTTCCGAATAATCAATCCCTAATTTTTCTCCCAATTCTGAGTGGCGTCGGATTGCCTCAATCTGGTCGTTATCAAGGTGCTTTTTAGCAATCAAAAAACTACTGCTTGATGAATTAGTTACAAAGTCGTGTCTAATTTTCATATTTTCACCTCATCAATCACAATAACCATATTCCCAAGGAATATTATATTTACCTAAAATATCTTCAATAATATCCCAATCATATCTACCACAATCATCGTTGTCAATAATAAAATGATTATCATACTTTGTATCATCATCCCATCCCCATCCGTTACGGATTTTTGTTGGGTTATCTGTTGTTGCTTCATCAATGTGATATCTACGAGCCACGCATTCATCAGTTACATCGTCTAAAGTATATTCCTCATCAGCCCATTTTTTACACTCTAGATTTGCAATTTCAAGCAAAATTTCAATTAATCTATCACGAGAAACATCATTTCTGCTAATAATAAAACTACTACTAGAACTATTAGTCACAAAATCTCTGCGTACTTTCATACAGATCTTTCTCCTCTCTATTACACAACACTATCTGTCTTCTAATGGGGCATCCACCACGACATTCGCACTGTCTACCGCAACCCTTGCAAGAATGTCTGAAATGATCACGAAAATCTTCAAATTGCTTACTATCCCAAGCATTCTGTACAGTGTCATTTGAAATATCATATGCCCATCTCATATCTTGATTGTCAAAACTGCAAGGCAGCATCTTCATATCAGAAGTAATATAAGCAGACCATCTGCCACCCTCACAAGTGTCGAAACTATCTTCGTTGATATTAGATGTCATATTGATGAGTGCAGGAACCGTGCAAGAGTCAAATCCAATCTTAAAATCAAACTGGTGCGTATCAATAATATGAAAGAACTCCTTTACTCTCTCATCTTCAATGTTCAGAACATTACTCTCCTGACCCAGTCCAACGGGCTTATGAAGCAGAAAGATAATTGCGTTAACACCCTTGGGAAAGTCATTATTCTTGAGCCTCTCAATTGCCTCGTCAATAGAGTTATTTCCCAATACATAATGAATATTAGTCTTTACTCCTGCATCTAAAAGCATCTGAATTGCCCTATAGGTATGCTCCTGGCGATACCAACTAATTGCCACTGCTCCACAAAGTTCCTTGCAGAGAGCCACAATCTCATCAGTAAATCCAAGACCAGAAGATGTGAAGTTGGGTACGATTTTATTGGCTCTGCAATATCTTAGAATCTTTTCAAAATCTTCGTGCTGGTCCACATCTCCACGTCCACCAAGAGCAAACTGAAATGTTTTACCTTTACACTCATCAACAATTCTTTTGAAATTATCGAATGACATATTGGGAAACTTAGTCTTTAGTCCATTCTGATAACACTGAACGCCTGACTTAATACACAGGCCACTAGCGCCGTGAACACAATGTCCCATTACGCCGATATCTAACAATTCAGGGAAAGAAGTCATAAATGGATCTACTCCTGTATCCTTGCCGTCCTCAATAACTCCACTACGCACATAAAATCCTGTGTCGGGATTAAACATAGATACGAACTTATTCTTCTTGTCAATTTTTCTAATCATCTTTCGTTTCTCCTAATCATTTTGTCGTGCCATTATTATAATACAAATTCCTTAATTTGTCAAGGTGGTTTGGGACTTATTTACAATTTATTTACAATTACTGAATATATCCGTGCTTGAATTTCGCTTTTGCTGCGTCGCTCCAAAGTCCCCACGCGCCCTGGAACGAGAAAATATACCCTATACCAGTATCTGAACTAACCGCTCCAGATGAACGGCTCTTCTCAATAAACACCGCTCTATACACCATATCGTCCTTTGGCTGCCATCCAACATTCTCCCATTGATTAGTATTCTTGTTTAATACCGTCTTGAAGGGATTGCAATAATACTTGCTCGAAGGATCGAACTCCTCTTGATACATTGAACGACACAGAATCATCAAGTCGCATACCTCTTTAATCTGCTTACTCATTGATAATACTGAACTATCAAGGAATAACTTGCCAAGCGTATTAATCGCAAGCTGAAGTGTACAAATTACTTGAGTTCCTGGATACTTACGAGAAAGTGTCTCAAATCTGCGGCTATCCTGAATAAGAGAAAGCCAGCTATTGTCATTGTTAGTTGAGAGGTCAATCTTAAATGTGTCATACACGCAAGTGTTTACACCTCTATTAAGAATATACAGACGCATCTTCTTAATTGCCAAGCTTACATCACTATCTGGAATGCTAATAAAATAAAGTTGCCCCTTATATCTGTCTCTCCAATACTCCTGGGCCTTTGTGATGTATTCCCTGTCTTCCTTACTGATGTTTCCGTTTATCAGTTTAGTCTTTGTTAAGTTATAATAGTTGAAATGCTTAGTCAATATCAACAAAAGGAAGCCTATCTTAAACGCCTTAGATCTCTGCTCGTTGGAAATTATCATACATTTGCGACCCTCGTGCATCATCGACATAAGAATGCTAAGAACCATCGTCGTCTTACCTA